AAGGCCTGTACACTATGTACACTAATACACTATATATATAAATTATTAATTTTAGTAATATATATATATTACATATATAGATCCGCGTAAGAAAATAGTGTACATAGTGTACATGAATAAATGTAACTAATTGAAAACTATTGGGGTTATACCCCGTCACTTATGCCTTGTACATATGTACATATCTGGCGGATATCTGGCGAAAACGATGTAACTATATATATGCCAGATACATATGCGATTAAACCGAATAAACTGACATTATGTCATGTTTTTTATATTTAAAATTATTCGTATATTTGTAGACGGATGAATAAATTCTTAACAAAATACGATTTTGAAACGCTTATCGATGAAAAAAATATCGATGAGATAACTGACTCGAACGATAGAACCCTTTTCGACTCGATAGACGAGGCGATTGAGGAGGTAGCCGGTTATATTCGACATAGATACGATTTCGACAAGGTTTTCCGTGTTGTGATCCCTTACGCTGATCTGACAGCTTTTGTAATTGATGACCGGGTTTATTGGTCGGAAACTGCTTACGACCCTACAGCGGAATATGTTACCGGAGACAGAATTTCTGAGAGCGGAAACATTTACGAAGCTAACCAAACAGTGCCAGCCGAGGCTTTTGACGCCTCAAAATGGTCCCTATTAGCTGAGAACAATTCATTCTACACATGTACGGCAATTTCAACCGGAAATCTACCAACCGACACAGATTATTTTTCAGTTGGCGATAACCGGAACTCGAAAATTAAACAGGTGACTATTGATATCACTCTTTACAACATTCATTCAAAAATAACAACTAGAAACATTCCAGACGTCCGGCGCGTGAGGTATGACGGTTTCGGAAATAAAAACGATTCAGAGAACGCTATTAGATACTTGGAAAAAGTCCAGAAGGGGCAAATAACACCAAATCTTCCGGTTATCGAACCGGATACCCAAAGCTCTCAGCGGATAGCTTACGGGGTCACTTCTAACTCAAATCATAATTATTAATTATGAGAATCATCACAAAATCAGGAGAGGCTAAACTCGAAAGCGAGATTAGAAATGCTGTTTCAAAAGAAATCAGGAAAACGCACATCCGAAATATATCACAGGATATACCTGAGCGGGCGAATGTTACCGATAAACTTGTACAGGATGCAATGGAGAGGGTCTCTAAATCGATCAGTCAATGGAGGACAGCAGTTGAGTCCGCTGAAGATTTGGACAACCCCGATCGTGAGGAGCTAATACAGATGTATAAAGACTTTATCGACGACTACCAGTTGTTTGCAACCATGCAGGCTAGAACAACTAAAGCGGTATCCGGTGCGTTCATAATTTACGACGAAAAAGGCGATAAAGATGAAGAGGAGATGGCAAAGTTTATAGATCCGAAAGGGTTCCCTCTGCCTTGGTTTCGTAAATTCATGACGATAGTTGAAGAGGCCAAGTTCTATGGCTGGGAGGCTATCCAGTTGGGTGACGTAATAGACGATCGATTTAATGGTGTTGAGAAGATACCTGAGCAAAATCTTGTACCTTGTAAAGACGCGATGATAAAAGATCACTCTATGAGTTATCAGGAGGGGAGTGAGAATGTTATTTATTTTGAAGAAGATCCGCAGGACACATGGATTGTACGCGTTGGAAGCAAGATCGATTTAGGCTTAATCAATAAATGTGCTCCGTACATCGTCTGGAAAGGTGTCTTTGGCAATTGGTCGCAACATGCAAGTATATTCGGAATGCCTATGCGAGTAGGCACTACAGATCTTGCGGACACGGAAAGAAAACAGAATTTAATAAACGCGTTTGAATCGGTAACAGGCGGCGCGCAATGGATGATCAAGGATCCTCTCGATGAGATAGAGCTAATTGAACGCAGCGGCTCAGCTGATCCGCATAACATATACGGAATGCTTATCGAAAAGTGTGATCAGGCGATTTCGAAAATCATACTAAGCCAGACCGGCACAACGGACGAAAAAGCTTTTTCCGGCTCCGCTAATGTGCACGAGAACACAGAGGACGGAGTTATTTTTTCTGATAAGCTGGACATCGCAGCGGTGGTGAATGAGCAGCTTATCCCGAGAATGAAAAAAATAGGGATGATTTCGGAGTCCAAAAAAATATTTGGTTCCTGGGATTTTTCGGAAAAAATGACGATCGAACAGTGGAGTAAGGTGTTTCTTACGCTTTCGCAAGCTGGTTTTTCTGCACCAGCCAGCGAGGTAACAAGGGTTACAGGAATTGAAATCGATGAAACGGTGGTGGCCGTACCTGAGAATAAGACGTTCTCGATTATGAATATGTACGACAAATATTTAAACAAAAAATAAATGGCAAGAACTATCGCCGAAATACAGGCGGATATGATAACCGCTAAAGAATCCGAGGCCGGTTTATCGGGTCTAACATCTACGAGTATAGTTTCGATATGGAGGTTGATCTTCTACGTCTGCGCTGTAGCCATTAGGGTTATAGAGGATTTATTCGATGTACTTGAAGACAACGTGGAGGCTAGAAGGCTTGAGATACCTGTGGGTGTAAAGCGTTGGTATGCCTCAGAATCACTGGTTTACCAATTCGGTGACACTTTAGAGTTCGCAGATGGTAGACTTGATTACGCAATTATTGATGATACAAAGTATGTAGTTGACTTATCAGCTGTTGACATCGTTAACGGTGTCACTGTCATTAAAGTTGCAAAAGTTACGGCTGGAGTTGCGGGGCCTTTATCAGCTACAGAATTGGCGGGCTTTACGCAGTACTGGATCGAAAAGAGATTCGCAGGTACAACGATTAGCATTATATCGCAGGACGCAGATTTATTAAAGGCATATTACACAGTGACAAGGGACTCGCAGGTTTTAGCCTCGGATGGGTCATTGCTTACCGATCCTGCATCTTTCCCGGTTGAGGATGCTATTAACAGTTTCTTACAAACTTTTCAGGCTGAAAATTTCGACGGCACATTACAGGTAATGAGCTTAACGGACGCGATACAGGGCGCGGTTGGCGTAACAAACGTAGTCGCTACAGCTATAGAAGCAAAACCTTACAACAGCGCAACGTATCAGAATGTGTTATCGATTTCGCAGCAAAAATATGTCGCAACGGCCGGATACTCTAAGATTGACCCATTATTTCCACTTTCAACGACAATAAATTATGTTGTTTAATATTGATTTTAAAATAGTAGGAGAAAGGCTCCTACCTTGGTTTCTAAATAAGACAGGATTGGCGGCTTATGTCAGATCTGTAATGGCCTCTATTCAGGTTTTAGCTGATAAACTTCTAAACCTTCAGCAAGATACGGCTTATTATCTTCAGTATACAGGGCAACATAAGGTAATGGAAGTTTATCTTAATAGCATTTACGACCCGATTTCTCAGCGGATAACCATCACTGAAAACGACATCTCGGCTATTGATGATATACAAATAGGATTAAGCGGAGAAACTGTACCTGAAAACATACAAATAGGATTAAGCGGAGAGTCTGTAATTGTAAACCTTGCGATCGCATTAAGCGGCGAAGCTTTGACAGGCAACAACTTCACGGTAAACATTCCTGCATCGATAGTATATGACGACTTAATAATTGACGCTCAAATACGCAGCTATATAGAGGCTTCGAAAAATTACAATATATTGATATTTTAAAAAATGGATAAAAGATTAGATTTCTTGGGGGTTAACCCTAACATAAGGCTCGATCAGATCCTGATCGATAGCAACGAGCACAGACCAGCCATCACAGCTATGATGAATTCGTACGCGGTTGGGACAAATCCTAATTTTATAATTGACTGCGACATAACGGCTGAGTCGATAGGGCTTGGCAGTGCGTGGACAGTGTCAGAAGGTTACATCTTCTTAAATGGAGAGATACTAAAAGTTGATGCACAGAGCGGAACTTATAATTCTGAGGGGAATAGGTATTTGGTTTTCAATAAAGAAACAACATACGATACGCGAGGTGATATCACATATTTGGACGGAACCCCGCGCCAAACTTGGCAAAAAAACAGGGGTGTAATCACCGAGCAGGGTACGTCGGGTACAACAACGCAGCTTAACGCTCTAACAGGTGATAGGTTAGATGATAAAATTAAGGCGTATACAGGTATTGCGCTAACTGATCCAACTGCCGGGCTACAGACTAAAATTATCGAAATAGGCGACTGGAATATGGACACGACAACTGGTCTTAATAAGAATCATGGATTGACACTTGGAGATATAAGATCTATAAGTGTAATAATAATAGACGACACGGGAGCAGCTTCTATCCCTTTAGATTACGATCTTGGAGGTACAGGGGCTAGTGGTAATTATTTAGCAACATCAACGCAAATACAACTACTCAGAACTACAGGTGGCGTATTCGATAATGCCGGATATAATTCAACATCATATAACAGGGGCTGGATAACAATTCAATATGTAGCATAATGGCACTATC